AAAGATGCGATAAAGTTGAAAAGGATTAAAGAGGGCCTGCAAACAAACGGCAACCAGGCCATGACTGAGCTATTTTGCAATGTGATTGCTCACAATTTATTGATTGAAAAAAAGATGACAAATCAGTTACTTGCAGACGATAATTTGGTTGATAATGACGGAAACCTAAATCCAGCGGTGTCTAAAGATTTACTTAAATTAAGGGCTAACACCTTGCAATACCTTAAGATGCTACAGAAAATTAAGTCCAGTGGTGGTGGAAATAATGATGATTTTAACATAGCGGACTTGCTCGATGAAAATAACTAAAGCTAAAATTGAAAAATGGAAGCGGCCACCTGCTGCAGGCTTTCTGCAATGGCTGCAAGATGTCAAACCCAAAATCCCTAGTAGTACAGGTGGTTTTGTCCAGTTCATACCAACCCCGGATCAGGTAGAATTTTTTGAGAATGCGTTAGCTGTAGATGATAACGGGGATTACAAATATCAAACTATAACCTGTAGTATGCCCCGTAGACATAGCAAAACAGTAATGCTTGCAATGCTTGTATTGTGGCGGTTTACACTATTTCCCGGCCAGTCCATTGTAATTATGGCTAATAGTTCGCAACAAGTACAAGGAGTAAGCTATAAGTTACTTAAGCAGATAATATTTAACACACCATTTTTACGTAGCACTATTGGCCCTGACAACGTACAAAATCAAAAAATAAGTTTCCCTGATTTGCAAAGCTCCATTATCCCTGTTAGCACTAATATTAGTAGCTTGTATGGCCAAAAAATATCAGTAGCATGGGTGACAGAATTACATCAATGCCCTGATCCGGAAGCCCCACAGGTATTAGCGTCAAGTATAGGGGATACAGCCAATAGCTGGTATTTTGTAGATAGTACAGTTGATCCAATAGACGGCCCTTTGCATCAACTTGAAAAACTACAAGGTATAGACGATACAATATATTGTTATCATAAAGAATATGCAAGTTTGGATGAAGCCTTAGCAAAAAGCCCGCCCTGGATTAACCGTAAATGGTTAAAATCCCGTAAGCATCAACTTTTACCTGCAACATTCGCAAGCCAGCACCTTAACAAACGGTCAGAGGCAAGCAATAATTTATTTCCTAAAGATAAATTGGAGGCCAGTGCACTTGAGTACACTAACAAGATAAGCAAGGAAGAATTTGAAAAGTTGATAAATGGCCGTAAGTATGTATGCGGTGGTGGCCTTGACAGGGCTTATATGTTCAGTGCCCATGCAGACAGTACAATCTATACTACAGTTGCCAAGACCAGTACAGATGATGGAGAACCTGTTTATTATGTGTTAAATCAAAGTAAGATATTAGCGGGCCTGTCTAAAAGCATAAAAAAGGAAATTGTTAATGATAATGCAAATTATGGGCTTAATAATGTGGTTTTTGAAGCTTACAACTGTCAAGACCTTGCAACATGGGCCACAGAGCAAAATATACCTAACGAAGTAATACATGCGACTAATACGGCCCAGTTATCAGCATTTCAAGACATGGCCGCATTAGTTAGAGAGGGCAGACTGTTTTTTCCTGCTGAGTTACAAGAACTAAAAAAAGAAATGCAATATTTTAATTACAGCTACACTAAAAATGGCAATATCACTTTTGGCAGTCGTAAAAGGCATGATGATAGGGTTTATAGTTTGCTGTGGGCTGTATATTCGTTGCGCAAAACGGAAACAATCCTATATGAAATAGATACCATTAATTGCACAAGTATTTCAAAACATGCCCCTTATTGTTATTTGCGTGGCGGTGATCTTATCTTAGACTGTAGCAACACTTGCCCAGCTCATACCAAAGTAAAAGGCATGTATAATCAATATGTTAAGTCTAATCCCGAATCTGACTTATCCTTGCCACAGTTTTTTGACCGACTGGTCAAGGTCAAGGGCATTAAAACATATAAAGCCATGTAATTTCAAATAGTTACTTGACAACATATTCAACAGTGCTTATACGATTAAAATAACCATTTACTTTTTTTTAACTAAAAATGCAAGTAAACAATCATTAAATAATATGGATGGATGTAAATAAATATATGATTATAAATAATATACTACAGCAGACCAAAGACCAGACAGAGATTGAGCGCAAGCAAGATGCATTAAAGCGGCTTGATTTTTACAATGGCCTACAAACCCCTTACGTGTATGACAGACTGGCAAAGCATTTTTCTGATCCTGACAAATTCAGCCTTTGCAGTTTGAACATTGTCAAGAAGATAATTGACGCAAAATCCGCAGTATATGTCAGGGATGCAAAGCGTCAAGTGAGCAGTGCTAAAGACCATACGCTTTATAGCAATATACAGCATCAATCAAATATGGGCCTTAGAATGAGACAGGCCAATAGGTTGAGTAAGCTACTAGGTACTGTCCTACTTAAAATTGTATATCGCAATAAACAAATAGATTTTGACATAATCACCCCGGATATATGCGAAGTTGAAACAGGTATAAGCCCTAATGACCTTCGCAGTGTAACTATTACTTATTATCCCGCTGACGGCAAGGTCCAAGAAGTTGAACATAGTAAATGGACTAAAGACAAAATATATAGGCTTGATTACAAGTACAATGTAATATCCAGCATGGACAATCCTTATAAGATATTGCCTTTTGTGCCAATACATGCAGACTTGCCCATATCTGATTTTTGGGGTTACCCTGGTGACAGTATTATAAGCATGCAGGAAACCATTAATGAAAGACTTGTAGACCTAGCTTATGTATTGCGGATGCAAAGTTTTTCAATTCCGGTTATCAAAGGTGGCAATAGTCAATTAGATGCTTTTGACCCCGGATTAGCAATAAATCTAAGTCAAGATTCAGATTCAGATTTTCGCTTTGAAAGTCCGAAAAGCCCCATAGCACAAGTAATTAATGCTATTGATTATTTGATTAGGGAACTGGCAGTTGTAGAGGGGTTGCCTGCTTCGTACCTATCAAGCAAGCCCACAGAGCGCAAAAGTGGTTATGCGATGCTTGTGCAAAACAAGGAGCTACAGGAAATAAGGGATAATGATATAGACCTGTTTAAAGTGTATGAACAACAGGTATTTGATGCAATAAAGCAGGTTTGGAATAATCACAATCAAAATAAATTTGGCGATAGCACTTTAAAGGTCAATTTTTTCGACCCTGCACAAGTTGATGCAGAAAACAAGGCCGATTATTGGGAAAAAATGGTTAATCTGGGCGTGTTATCGCCCATTGACATTATACAAAAGCTTGATCCCGACTTGAGCCGGGAAGAAGCTGAGCAAAAATTTTTAGCAAATTCCGCCACCCAAGGCGTAAAACAGGAGTAAAAAATTATGGAAAACACGGAAAACAACACCGAAAAAGTTGAACAGGTAGAGGAACAGCCGGGAAAAAAAACTACGGATACCAGCACCGCAAACGCTGAAAATATGATTCCGAAAAGCAGATTTGATCAGGTGAACAGCCAAAAAAACGAGCTTAACGACACTTTAAAAGGTCTGGTGGATGAGCTTAAAAACGATATTCCAGAAGAATATCAAGACCTTGTGCCCGACACAAAACCCGCTGATCAAATTAAATGGATCAGAAATGCATCCAAAAAGGGCCTTTTTAGCAGCAAGCCTGAATCAAGCCCTGATGCAGAAACACCCGGCACAAGTAAGACACAGGTAGATACAAGTAATATGTCAGCATTTGACATGCTTGCACATGGCTTTAAAAATCAAAAATAATTACAGGAGTTTATAATGGCAGTAACACTTACTCAACAGGAATATTTGACCCAGGACACTTTGCGCAAGGGTGTAATTTCCACCTTTGCAGAAAATAGCGCAGTTTTGCGTTATTTGCCTTTTTTGACAATCAATTCAAATAGTTACGTTTACAACAGGGAAGATACTTTGCCCGGTAGTAATTTTAGGGCTGTTGGGGATAATTACAGCGAAAATGCGGGAACTGTAAGCCAGTCCACCGAAACGCTCAAGATTATGGGCGGTAGCTTTGATGTTGATAGGTATTTGACTATTACCCAAAACACTAATGATATTAAGGCGATACAAACTGCAATGCTTGCCAAGTCGATTGCCTTGGATTTTGACGCGGCATTTTTCGCTGGTGACGCAGCCAGTGCGGATACCGAATTTGACGGATTGGTTAATCGCCTTAGTGGTGATCAGGTAATTGATGGCGGTGATGATGCCCTTACGCTTGCTGAAGTTGATGAACTTATTGACGCTACTAAGGGCGAGCCGGATGTTATATATTGCGATAAGGCGATTATCAGGAAAATCAACAACTTGATGCGGGCCGAAAATCAAAGCTTGGAATATGTTGACGGCCAGTTCGGGCGCAAAATCCCGATGTATGCAGGCATACCACTTGTTGCAGTGGGCGAGGATTCCAGCGGCACACCTATCCTTAACGATAATTCCAGCGCGCCTGGATACACTATATATGGTGTACAGTTTGGTGTTGATAAGGTTGTTGGGTTGCAAGCCGAACCGCTGAAGGTAATTGATCATGGCCTTTACAACGGTGGTGTATTGCAGCGTGTAACAATGGAATGGATTTGCAGCTTTATTATGGCTGGTCCTAAGTCTGCTGCAATGCTTAGTAATGTAACCATATAACAGTAATAATGGGGTAGGGTAACCCCTACCCCTTACTAATAGGAGGGGATTAATATTATGATTATAGTGGGCGAAAATAGTTACGTTGATATAGATTTTGCAGATGATTATTTTGCGAACAGGTTTTATACAGATAGCTGGCAAAATGCATCAAGTGCCGAAAATGAGAAAGAAGTTGCCCTTATATGGGCCTGCAATCTGCTTGATTATCGTGTCAAGTGGTATGGTGTACCAACCGAAAAAGGGCAATCCCTTAGTTTTCCTCGCAGGGGATTGTATCAGATAAATGGGGAACCATTGCCTACAGACACAGTACCAAAGGCAATTAAAAATTTACAATGCGAACTAGCTTTGCATGTACTTGATAAAGACCCATTGCTTGCATGGGGTGACTTGTCAGCAATGGAAATTGAAGGGCTTAAAATCAATTTTGATCATTCCAAGATTACCATACCGCCTAAGCTGTTTGCCCCTGTTAGCATTTGGGGTATCCTAATAGATAACCCGCAGCACTATAAGGTTACTAGATAATGCGTAAGCAAATTAGAATGGGTGTAAAAAGCCTATTTAAACAGCTTAAAGGCATTAAGAAGTCTGCAACATTGCGGCACAAAACAGGTGAAGAATTTGACAATTCAACCGGCAAAACTGTGTCAGTGTATGAAGATTACACAGTTGATGTATTTGTCACAAATTACAATAGTAATGTTGTGGACAATGTAATGATAAGCTTAGATGACAGCAAGGTGTATTTGCCTGCTTATCAAATAGATTGTGTGCCAACAGGAGAGGATAAGCTTGTAGTGGATGGTAAAAGTTACGGCTTGGAAGCTGTTCAAAATTATTATGATGAACTATTTATAATTAAGATATGATGTATAATATCTGCAAAAAATGCCCACACAGGAAAACATGCACAGAAGATTGTGCATTTGTAGCCGCATTACGCAATGTTAAATGTAAGGATTGCCCACATTATCATTATTGCAAGCAACCCTGTTACTTAGCGCATTGTTTTGTAAATCAAAATGCAGACCCTTTGCTTGAAAAGAAAAAAACTATTGTT